ACGCCTTTAGCTGACCGCATAGAAAAATTTGTAAAAGATAGCTATGCTTCAGATAAAGCTGGTGTACGTAAAACATCTGCTGAACCTTTACGAGATTTAAATGATAGCAAGAATGTAGCTTTAACTACACTAAAGTCAGTAATAGATAGTATTGCACTAAATAAAAATTTATTACAAACTTCTATTAACGTAGGTACAAACGTTGAGTTTGAATACAAGGTAAAAATCTTTAAAAAAGAAATGCCTAACATACATTATAAAATAGCCGCAGATTTAAGTAAGAGAACTAAAAATGTTAAGCACAAGAGAAAAGTATTTAGTCACACACTAGATAAATACAAAGTAAAAGTAGAAGATTGGGATATATCTAAAAAAGTATTAGTAGGTCAACAGTTGATTGACTTATTGATAGAAAGTACGGGTTTGTGTGAAGTAGTAGCTATTAACGTAGCCCGTAACAAAACCGTGAATTACCTGCAGTTTAAAAAAGAAATAAAAGACAAAGTAGACCAAAAAAACTTTGAGTGCAGCGTATTGACTCCATACTACAAACCTATGATTTCAAAACCTAGGGAGTGGCGTAACAGTCCTTTTAATGGTGGCTATTATAACGAGTATTTGTCCAAACAGCCTTTAATTAAAACAAATGATTTTAGTTATTTAAAACAATTACAAGAAGAAGGTCATAAAGATTTTTATGAAGCTGTAAATCATTTGCAGAATGTTCCATTTCAAATAGATAAAGATATGTTTGAAGTTATGGAATTTATTTGGGATAGAGATTTAGGTATAGGTCATTTTCCAACACGTGAAAGTTTATTAGATGAAAATAATAAACCTAAGAATGTTTTTAGAAGTGAATTAGTAGATACAGATAAAGAAGCATTAATTAAATATAAACGTGATTGCACAAATGAATACAAAAATGAAATAGCTAGAATTTCAAAAGTTCTTTCAACATCAATAGCAATTTCAATCATAAAAGAATATTTAAATGAAAATGTTTTTTACCTTGTTTTGTTTATGGATAGGAGAGGTAGAATATATACCGTAGGTAATTATCTAAGCTATCAATCAGATCAAAAAATTAGAAGTGTTATATGTTTTAAAAACGGGGAAAGACTTGGGGACAGGGGTAAGTATTGGTTATTTGTCCACGCCGCTAATACATTTGGTAATGATAAAATATCATTTGATGAACGGGTTAAGTACACAGAAGACAATTTTGAGCTTATGCTTTCTTATGCAGATAACCCATTTGAAAACAGGGGTTGGGGAGAAGCAGATAAACCTATGGAGTTTTTACAAACTTGTTTTCATTTAAAACAATATAAAAAGTACGGGTTAGATTATGTTTGTAATCTACCTATCTCCATGGACGCAACTTGTAGTGGATTACAGATTTTAAGTATATTGTCTAGAGATTATGAAACAGCTTGGAAAGTAAATGTTACTCCATCAGAAAAACCGCAAGACATTTATACTATTGTTGCAGATAGTGTTATAAAAGAAGTTAAAGAATTAGCTGGTCAAGGTTCTTACGAGGCTAACCGTTGGTTGCAATTTGGCATCACTAGAAGCATAGTAAAACGAAACATTATGACATATGTGTACGGGTTAAAACAATTTGGAGCTCGTGAACAGGTGTTTGATGAGTATAAAAAACAATTAGAACTAGGTAAACCTAAAGTTTTAAAAGATGACGGTTTCCAAGATTGTAAGTGGTTAGCTAATATAAATTGGAAACACATACAACAACAAGTACCTAAAGCATCTGAATTAATGGTTTGGTTTCAGAATGTAGCTAAGTTATTTGCACAAGCTAATTTATGTATGAAGTGGACTACCCCTATGGGTTTTAAAGTTACACAAGATTATAGATACTTACAGAAGTTTAAAGTTAAGACTGCTATATCTGGTTCACTAGTTTATACAACTTTACGTAGACAACTACATAAATTAGATACAAGAAAAATGCAAAGCAGTATAGCACCTAATATTACACATAGTCTTGATGGTGCTTTAGCACAAGCAGTTGCATTACGTTGTAAACACAGTTCAGAACCAATACCAAATTTATTAATGGTTCACGATAGTTTTGCAACTACGGCTAACAAGGTTGATTTATTACATAAATTCATTAGGCAATCTGTAGTTGATTTATTTACAGAAGATTATTTAGTTAAGCTGTATGAGGACTTTGCTAAACAATTACCTAATAAACAAAAAGCATTATTAGAGCCACCACCAGAAAAAGGAACTTTAGATATTACTAAAGTGCTGGAGAGTAAATACTTTTTTATGTGATGGCACATAGTAATAGGTCAAAAAGAGTACGACCTAAGATGTACTCTTGGAAGTACAAGTTAAATCTTGTAAGCCAATATACTAACAACAAATAAAAACTTATGGAAAAAATAAAACTAACAACTTATACAACTCCAGTTGGTACGGCATTTTACCCGTATTTGTTTACGCCAGATACTAAATTTGATGCTAATGGAGTTTACAATGTTAAACTAAGATTAAGTGAAAAAGAAGCAAAACCTATAATTGATTTAATTAATAAGGAAATAACTTCTGAATTAGCTAAAAATAAATCAACAAAGAAATCTGAATTTCTACCATACAAAAAAGTAGATGGTGGTATTGAGTTTCATTTTAAACAAAAAGCTAAAGGTAAAACTAAAGCTGGTGTTGAGTACGAAAAAAAGGTAAAAGTATTTGACTCTAAAGGTAAAATGATTACTACACCTTTGATTGTTTATTCTGGTAGTACGGTAAAAGTTGCTTATCAAATAAGACCTTATTTTACTAACATACTAGGTTGTGGTGCTACATTAGTATTACAAGCTGTTCAATTATTAAACTTAGTTGAAGGTAATCAATCTAAAGATAATTTTGGTTTTAATCAAGAAGACGGTTTTGAATACATTGAAACCAACCAAACAGTAGCACTTAAAAATGGTTCGGTTCAAGAAGAAAAATTCGACTTCTAATTATAGAAGCGGATTAGAAGATACTGTTATTGAAGATTTACAAAAACGTAATATAAATTTTCAATACGAAAAGAAAATAGTTTTATACTTAAAGCCTTCCACTAAGCACAAGTATAAACCAGATATACTTCTAGATAACGGGATTTTGGTGGAGATAAAAGGTTATTTTACTGCTAACGACAGGAAGAAACATCTTTTAGTGAAGGAACAAAATCCCGAGTTAGATATAAGATTTGTTTTTGGTAATTCTAAAAATAGAATACATAAAAAATCTAAAACAACTTATGCTGATTGGTGTATTAAAAATAATATTAAGTTTGCTGATAAATTTGTACCAGCAGAGTGGATAAACAACAATGAAAAATAACAAGGAGTTAAATTTATGGGAGAACACAATACTGAAAGCGAGTTTGTTAGGCATATACCGTGTACTAATCCAATTTGTATGTCTAGTGACGCTAATTCTTTATATAGCGACGGGCACACTTTTTGTTTTAGCTGCAATACTTATGTTGGTAGTACGGGTGTTATTGAGTCCAATAATAAAACATCTAAACAAATTGCTGATTTGGTTTTTGGTAATTTTATTCCGTTGCTTAAACGTAATATCACGTTGGAGAGTTGCCAGAAGTGGAACTACCAAGTTGGTAAAATTAATAACGAAATAGTACATATAGCTAATTATTATGATAAAGATAAAAACGTATCTTTTCAAAAATTAAGATTTAAAAATAAAGTTTTTAAAACAACTGGAAATATTAACAATGCTTTACTTTACGGTCAGCAACTTTGGAGACAAGGTGGTAAGAAAGTTTGTATATGTGAAGGAGAAATTGATTCAATATCTTTGTCGCAATTATTTAATCATAAATACCCAGTTGTGGGAATACCTAACGGTGTTAATGGTGCAGTTAAAGCATTAAAGAAACAACTTGAATGGTTAGAAAGTTTTGAAGAAATAATTTTATTCTTTGACCAAGATACCCACGGTCAAGATGCAGCCAAGGAGTGTGCAGAATTATTTACAGTAGGTAAATGTAAAATAGCTACATTTGAGTTAAAAGACGTTAATGATATGCTTGTTGCTGGACGTGGCGAAGAAGTTATCAAAGCTATGTGGGAAGCAAAAGAATATAGACCAGATGGAATTGTTTATGGTACTGACTTATGGAATTTAATTAAAGAACCAGTACCAGTAGCGGTTGCACAATATCCATTTTCTGGTTTAAATAAAAAATTATATGGTTTAAGAAAGAGAGAAATAGTTACTGTGTGTGCTGGTACTGGGGTTGGTAAAACTTTATTTACTAAAGAACTTATGTACTCATTAATAAAACAAAACCATAAAATTGGTATCATATCTCTTGAAGAAAGTTTACAAAGAACTTGCCACGGTATTTTAGGAATTAGTTTAAACAAACGTGTTCATATAAAAGGAGTTAGTAATATACCAGCTAACGAACTTGAAGAAGCGTATAAAGATACTTTAGGTAGTGGTAAGGTATTTTTGTATCATAACTTTGGAAGTACAGAACAAGAAAATATATTTACTAGGATTAAATTCTTTGCAAAAGGTTTAGATTGTTCTTTTGTAATATTAGATCACGTTTCAATTTTAATATCTGGTCTTGATATTGTAGACGAGAGAAAAGCCTTAGATGTTTTATTTACTAAGTTAAGAACTTTAACTGAAGAATTAAATATAAGTTTAATTTGTGTGGCACATTTAAAAAGATTAGATGGAAACCAAGACCATACTGACGGAGTAGCTGTTTCACTATCACACATTCGTGGAAGTGCGAGTATAGCTCAATTATCAGATGCAGTAGTTTCTTTAGAAAGAAATTCAAATAAAAATGAAAACAAAACAATTATTCGTGTATTAAAAAACAGATTTTCTGGCGATACTGGAATAGCATCTGCTGTTAATTACGATATAACAACTGGAAGATTAATTGAAGAAAATGACCAAAACTTTATTTT